CATATAATGAGAAATATTGAGGCTTACCTTGATATTGATGCGTTAGTAGCAGCAGGTGGTAGCTTCTCAGACGGAGATGTCTTTCAGGTGTTAGAAATCCCTGCAAACACTTTAGTCCTAAATTCAGGTGCAGAAGTAATGAAAGCATTTACTTCAAGTTGTACTCTTGACATGGACTTTGGTGGTGGTGATGACATTATTGATGGTGCAGATATAACCTCTACAGGTTTTTGTGCAGCAGGAACTAATGGTCAAACTAACACTGTTGTAGGAAGTGCAGCTTCAACTTACACTCAATTTATCACATCAACTGATACCATTGATTGTACGATTGCAGGTGCTGCTCCAGCTACAGGCAGACTAAGAGTCTATGCAACTGTTATTGATTTAGCAGGTCATGGCTTAGATGATAAGCCTGATGAGGTTGATAGAGACCAGTTAGCGTAACTTTTCTAGGGGAGCAGGGCAACTTGCTCCTCTACACTTTTAGGAATTATAAATGTCAGGAACTTATCTAAATTTAACAAATGGTGTATTAGCTAGATTAAATGAAGTCCAACTTACTTCATCTAATTTTACTAATGCAAGAGGTATACAAGTTCAGGCACAAAATGCAGTAAATGAATCAATTAGATATATTAATCAAAGAGAGTTTAATTATCCTTTCAATCATGCAACAGAAACAAAAACAGTAACTGCAGGTGTGGTTAGGTACAGTATCCCTACCTCTGCAAAAACAGTAGATTATAATACTTTTAGAATAGTTAAAGATAGTGATTTAGGTAACTCAGGATACAGATTGTCACAATTAGATTACAATGAATATATAAATTCTGTAAGTGACCAAGAAGATGAAATAAATACAACTACAACAAGCACAACACATACTGATAGCGTTGAAACCATAACAGTAGCTAGTACATCAGGTTTTGATTCCTCAGGAACATTGCACATAGGTAATGAAGAAATAACATACACTGCCATAGGTTCTAGCACAACATTTACAGGTTGTACTAGAGGTGCAGGAGGCACTACTGCTTCTAGTATCGCAAGTGGTGTAACAGTAGCACAGTTTGACCAAGGAGGTGTCCCTGAACACGTAATTAGAACACCTGATAATAATTATTTATTATATCCTTTCCCTAATAGGTCTTACTCTATAAAATTTGACCATTTTACTTTTCCTTCAGATTTATCTGCATCAACCGATACAACAAGTATACCATCAAGATTTGATGCAATTATAATAGATGGAGCAACTGCTTTTGTATATCAATACCGAGGTGAGACAACCCAATATCAATTAAATTTTCAAAGATTTGAACAGGGTATAAAAAATATGCAAACTTTACTTGTTAATAAATTTCAATATGTTCGTTCTACTTATATACCAAGAGCAGGTACTTATGGAGCAAATACACTTAACGCAAGGTTAAACTAATGCCTGATTTATCACAGGTAACACCTGTAGCGTTTAACTGTGAAGGTGGATTAGTTCTTAATCGTTCTACCTTCTTAATGCAACCGGGTGAGGCATTAGAGTTAGAAAACTTTGAGCCTGATATAGAAGGTGGCTACAGAAGAATAAATGGATTTAGTAAGTATGTATCTGCAATAGTTCCACAAACTTCTTCTGCTTCAGAAAAAGTATTAATGGTTGCTACTTTTGCAAATAAAGTTGTAGCAGCAAGAGGCACAAACATATTTACTGCAGACCCTGCAGGTTCTTCATGGACAACAGTAGACAGTAATAGAACAAGTGCAGGTAAATATAATTTTGAAAGATATAACTTTGATGGTAATGATAAGTTAATTGTTGTAGATGGAAACAATGCACCTACAATATTTAATACATCATTTACTGCTACAGACGTTGCACCTACAAGCACAGGCACAGGGCAATCAACAACTTTATTAGTAGCGATTAGTTCAAGTGACACTTTAACAGGTAGTTCAAGCCACACTATAACAGTAGCAGACACTTCTCAGTTTAATGACCCTGATTCAGGAACAGCTTCTTTAATTATAGGGGATGAGCAATTTACATATCAAAATATATCAGGTAATACATTTACACACGTAACAAGAGCACAAAACAGTAGTGTTGCAGCAGACCATGCAGTTGGTACATTCGTATCTGATTTATTTCCACCTGCAGTGGCAGGTGCTAAGTTTGTAGTAGCATTTAAAGAACATATGTTTTATGCAGGAATGTCTGCAAACAAACAAGAGTTAGTTTTCAGTGCTCCTTTTATAGAAAATAGTTTTTCTGTAGCGATTGGTGCAGGTAGTATAAAAGTTGATGATGAGATAACAGGTCTTAAAGTTTTCCGAGAAGATTTATTTATATTCTGTCAAAATAGAATATTTAAATTATCAGGGTCTTCTCAAGCAACTTTTTCAGTAACTGCAGTAACGAGAGACATAGGATGTATCAACGGAGATACAATCCAAGAATTTGCAGGTGACTTAATATTTTTAGGTCCTGATGGATTAAGAACTATCGCAGGTACTGCAAGAATTGGTGACGTTGAATTGGGTACTATAAGTTCTAATGTACAAAGTTTATTTGATGATAACTTAGATAGTGCATCAGAATTTGAGTCAGTAGTTATACCTGATAAAACGCAGTATAGAATATTTTTTACTAAAGCAGGAACTGCCGATAATGCTACTCAAGGTGTTGTATGTGTTCTAAAAGGACAACGTTTTGAGTTTTCTAAACTAAGAGGAATAAAACCTGCTTCTACAGATACATTTGTATCTGCAGGAGATGTAATAACACTACATGGAGCATACAGTGGTGGCTATATATATAGACAGGAATCAGGTAATGACTTTGATGGAACTGCTATATTAGGTAAATATAGAGGTCCTGATATGACATTTGGTGATGCAGGTATACGTAAACATATGCAACGTGTTATCGTAAACTTTAAACCTGAATCAACTATAGATGCAGATTTGTTTTTAAGATATGACTATGAATCAAAAGATTCTGCGAGACCTGCAGCATATGAACTAGACTCGGCAGATGTTGCAGCTATATATGGCACTGCAACTTATGGTGCAAGTTCTACTAACACAGGAACATATGGTGGTGCTTCACAACCACTTGTAAGACAAGCAGTTGAGGGTTCAGGATTTGCAGTTGCGTTAAGAGTAAATGATGGTGGTTCTACTGCACCATATTCTTTAAAAGGATTTCAGTTAGAATATCAAACAGGAGCAAGGAGATAAATGGGAGCTACATATACAAGACAGTCTTCGTATAGCGATGGCGATACAATCACTGCTGCTCATACCAATGATGAGTTTAATCAGTTATTAGCAGCCTTTGCATCAAGCACAGGACATACACACAATGGTGATGCAGGTGAAGGTGGACCTATCAGTCTTTTATCAGACAGTAACGCAAATAATAAAATATTAATAGATGAATCAAATAATCATTTAGAATTTTATGTAGAAGTATCAAGTTCTGCTGTACAACAAATAAGAATACAAGATGGTGCTATTGTTCCTATTACTGATAATGATATTGATTTAGGAACAAGTAGTCTTGAGTTTAAAGATTTACATTTAGATGGAACTGCTAATATAGATAGTTTAGTTGCAGATACTGCCGATATAAATGGGGGTACTGTTGATAATGCAATTATTGGTGGCTCAACTGCAGCAGCTATTACAGGCACAACACTTGTAGCGAATACAAGTTTAAATATTGCAGGTGATGGTGCAACAGTTACAGGAATTAAAGATGAAGACGATATGTCTTCTAACAGTGCTACTAAATTAGCTACACAACAATCTATCAAAGCATATGTAGATTCACAATTAACTGCACAAGACTTAGATTTTCAAGCTGATAGTGGAGGTGCTTTAAGCATTGACTTAGATAGTGAGACCATGACTTTTACAGGTGGCACAGGTGTTGATACTAGTGGAAGTGGTAACGCAGTTACTATTGCAATAGATTCAACTGTAACAACATTATCAGGTACACAAACTCTTACAAATAAGACATTAACTTCACCAAAAGTAAATGAGGATGTAGCAGTTACTGCAACTGCAACAGAGCTAAATTTATTGGATGGTGTCACTGCTACAACAGATGAACTTAATATCCTAGATGGTGTTACATCCACTGCTACAGAATTAAATTTTGTTGATGGCTCAACTGCAGGTACAGTTGTAGCTTCAAAAGCAGTTGTTGTTGATTCAAATAAAGATGTAAGTGGTTTTAGAAATCTAAGTATTACAGGTGACTTGACAGTCTCGGGTGATGACATCACTATGGGAACTAACACATCAGGTCATTTACTTATAGCAGATGGTACAAACTATAACCCTACAGCGATTGAGAATTTAAGTAGTATAAGTAGTTTGGACAATGCTGATGTATTCATGGTAGTAGATGTTACAGATAATAGTCTTAAAAAGACTACAAGAAGTGATATTGTAGCAGGTCTAGTAACAGGTAACGAAATAGCAAACGTAGTAGAAGACTCAACTCCACAATTAGGTGGTGACTTAGACGTAAACGGAAATGCTATTGTATCTGCATCTAATGGTAATATAGCAATTACTCCAAACGGAAGTGGTGTTGTAAGAATTGATGGCTCTAATGGTATTGATATGCAGTCAGGTGGTATATCAATTAAAAACTCAGGTTCTGAATCCTACGTAAGATTTTATTGTGAGTCTAGTAATGCTCATTACACGCAACTACAAGCAGCACCTCATTCAGCATACAGTGGTAGTCCTACTGTTGTTTTACCTGCATCAGCAGATACATTAGTGGGTAGAGCTACAACAGACACATTAACAAATAAATCATTTGGTGATAACACTAGCTTTGGTGACAATAACATTACCAACGTTGGAGACATTGCTCTTGATTCTATTAGTGCAGATGGAACAGATATTAATGTAGCAGTATCTGATAACTCTGCAACTGCTTTTACAATAAAACAAGGCTCAGATAATTATCTAGTTATAGATACAGGTAACAGTGGTGAGTCTGTTCAAATAGGTACAGGTGTATCAGGAACTGCCATTACTTTAGGACATGGCACTTCAGAGGTTACTGTATCGGACAATCTTACAGTAACAGGAAACTTAACTGTATCAGGAACAACAACTACAGTAAACACAACAAACACTACTATTTCAGATAACTTATTAGAATTAAATAGTGGTGCAAGTTCTAACTCTAACGATGTAGGTATTATAATACAGAGAGGTTCTACAGGTAACGATGCGTTATTTATGTGGGATGAGTCTGCAGATAAATTTGCTTTAGGTACAACTACAGACAACGCAAGTAGCACAGGTAACCTTAATATGACAACAGGTACACTTGTTGCTAATATTGAAGGTGACGTAACAGGAGATGTAACAGGTAATGTAAGTGGTACTGCTGCTACAGTTACAGGTGCTGCTCAATCTAATATTACATCACTTGGTACATTAACAACATTAACAGTTGATAACATTATAATTAATGGCACGACAATAGGACATACTTCTGATACTGATGCTATAACTATAGCCTCTAATGGTAATGTTACAGTTTCTCAAAATCTGACAGTTACAGGTGACCTAACTGTATCAGGCGATGATATTACTATGGGTACAAATACAAGTGGTCATATCATGGTTGCAGATGGAACTAACTTTAATCCTGTGGCAGTGTCAGGTGATATTTCTATGGCATCTAATGGTGCAGTTACAATAGCTGCAACTTCTGTAGAAAATTCAATGTTAGCAGGAAGTATAGCAGACAGTAAACTTAATACAATTTCAACAGCAAACAAAGTGGCATTATCTGCATTAGATATAGATGGTAGTTCAGACATTGGTGCTGATTTAACCACATCAGACTTAATTGTTGTAGATGATGGAGCAGGTGGCACAAATAGAAAGGCTGCTTTATCAAGACTAACAACATTTATGACTGCTCAAGGCTTTTCATCTGAAGACCCAACTGCTTTAGCAATAGCGTTAGGTTAACAGAGAATACTTGACAAAAAAACATAAATAGTGTATAATTATAAGGAAATAGAAAAATGGCAAATACATTTAAATTAAAGAACAACGCAGTGATGCCTAGTAGTGCAGGTACTCCTGACACTCTTTACACTGTGCCTAGTAGCACAACTACT